AAAGAATTTTGAAGTATTTTTTCTTTGCTTCATCTTCATCTACTGCTTCGAATGCTTTTTTAAAGTCTTCGTCGCCATCTTCTAGAGTACCCATTACAGTGTCAGTATGACCAACATGTAATACAGGTGCCTTATATAATCTATCCTTGACTTCTTCTAAGTCAGTAATCTCTACATCAAATACTTCCCAGTCTTCACCACTTCTATTGTTATCTTTTAAGAAGGTTTCGCATTGTGCTTTAGCGAATTCTAGTGTTGGGCAGATAGTATTAAATTCTTGACCATTTCTAAATATGAAATTGTATTCTTCTTGGTTGCTATCGTTTTCCCATGATGGTTGGGTAAGTCCTTTTGCTTCAGCTTCTTGTATCTCAGCAAAAGTCTCAATGATCTTTGCTCTTCCTGCGTCGGTATCTATTTCGGAAATCCTTGCCCGAGTCATTCTGATCTCTTGTGCAGTAGGAGTCTTTAATTTGTTTGGGTTTAATGATGACATAATTTTGATTCTCCAATCTTTATATACTAGTATTTAGTACAATTGAAAATAGTATCTAACCCTTTTCTGGGTAGCGACACAACTATTTAGTGGTTATTGAATTTCACTCAGAATAATGCCTTTTAGTAAGTTTCCATATTCTGGATTGGTACTAAAAGATTGTAGATGATACACTAATTCAGTTGCATCAGCTCCATTATCTCTAGCCTTTCTTAGCGATTCGTAATAATGTAGATCGTTTAATATCCTTACAACATCATTTACAGAGTCGCATTTATAATCGTAGGCTTTTACTCCCCAGCCATACCATATATTGTCATGGGTGACAGGCTTAACATGTGGAGTATCTTCATTCCAAGTTCTTATACCAAATAGATTGTTTGCTTCATTTGCGAAGCGAGATTTTCCCCAACTAGATTCTAGTATCGCTTGAGCAATAATTAGTTCCCTGGGAAAGTGACGAGATTCGTCTTGGTTGTAGTATATTTTATCAATACACTTATTCATTGAAGTAATAAATGTTTGCTTATTATCAGTTTGTATTTCAGGAACACCGAACATAGCCTTTGCCCCATTAACCAAAAACATGGATAATATAATCATTATAAGTAGTGGCTTTGTCTTAAACATAAGTTCCCCCTATCGTGATACTGTTTATTTATTATATTAGGATATGCACCCTTCTAATTATTGATACAAGTTCTCGCATTCTCTGAACATCTATATGATCAGTATCGAGCTTTATATTCATTATAATCGCAACTGTCTGGCGAATCTCAGGTGACATAAATCCGTCACCCTCTTTAATAAGAGTATAATCGCCAAGAGTAAAGTCGCCAATAGCTTGGTGCGTCAGAGTAATAATATCATCTCGCATAGCAGCAAGATCTTCTTTATAATCCATTATAGATTGTGTGATATCATGTACAAGGTCGCGAGCATTTAGTGTTAGTGCTGCCGATAAACAAATAGCATCTCTCAATACTCTAGTGTCTGTCTTAAGATCTAATAATTCTTGCCTAACATCCTCTGCGAAAGGTGGGCAACCAACTGCGTAGTTCTCATACCATTCATCTATCTGACGAGGATCCATTGATCCCATGCCATTACCTGAACCAAACTTTGGATCCATTGGACCCATGCCTGTATCTATTCCGTCTGAATTGCTCATAATATTAATGCTGTTTTAAATGTTTAATCGCTTCTAACATTTTCTCTGCGTTGGAAACATCAAAAGGATCTTGAATAGGACAATCTTGTGGTTCTCCCCATTCACTGTATCTAACTTGGATTTCAGAGTTCTTAACATACATAGAGTATCTCCAACTCCTCATACCAAATCCCCTATTTTTAAAGTCTGCGAGCATACCAATTGATGCTGCAAAATCACCATTACCATCTGGCAAGGCTTTAACTTTTTTAATCTCATGATTATCTAGCCATGAGTTCATTACAAAGGAATCGTTTACAGCTGTGCAGTAAACTTCATCAATTCCTTGCTCTTTAAAATCATCATAGAGCTCTTCATACTTTGGTAATTGAAATGCTGAACAGGTTGGAGTAAATGCTCCAGGGAGTCCAAACACAACAATTTCCTTATCGTTAAACAAGTCTTGTGTGCGTTTTAATACCCACTCTGAGTCCGCACGCATATAGAAGACTTGATCTGTCAATCTATCGTTAATCATTACATTTCCTTTAATTTTTTAAATGCTTCTCTTAGATGTAAGAAGTCTTTAATGTAATCATCTCTACGACCATCCATTAATTGTATTCCTTCATCTTCCACATTAATTATTAGTAGCAACCTTTCAATAGGTGTGCCAGTTCGTTCTTCAAACATAACTGCATAAGCAGAACATTGCATGAAGTAGTCTTTAACCCATTCCCTCTTCTTCATCTTAGCAGAGGTCTTGAAGTCAATCACAGTTAGTTTACCCTCATACTCAGCTATACAGTCAGCAGTTCCTGCTGTTTGTAAATGGTCTGAATATAATTTGGTTTCTAAACAATGAATATTGTTAATATTGTCCAAGTATGGAATCATCTGACCGAAGTCAGCTTTAGAAAAATCATCAGAGCAATCTCCTTCATTAAGAAGATACTTCTCAGCGAGTGAATGTATTTTATTACCACGACCGAGTGCTCGTCTAGATATTCTGCCAGCTTCTTCTTCACCAACTCTTTTCTTCCATTCTAAAATGGATTGTTGACTATGAAGTTTTGTGACGGATGTGACTGATGGATATTTTGCACCAGTGGGAGTTTCGTAGTATCTCCCACTCTTACTATTCACCTGCACTAATTTACCTATCTCAATAGGTACATGATTAAACATAATTTACTTCTCTACTTTTATAGGTTTTCCATTCTTATCTGAATGAAACGAGTCGTCCCATTTAGATACTTTTTTCCTATGCTTATAAAGTATATTCTCAAAAAACTTAAAAGTCAAGTCCCAGATTCTAGAACTATATGCTTTCAAGTGCGACCATAAGTCTTTCAGCACGATTTGGTACCTGTTTATGCCAACGAGAGTCTCTACCCTCAATTGCAGCTTGTTTCCAGTTCCCCTCGTCAATAGCTTTCTTCATGTTTTGGAACTTCCCAAGTCTAGGAGCTCCCATGTTGAAACACATATTGATCAAGACTCTTTGAGCAGTGTCAGGATAAGTTTCAATGTGGGGATATACTTTCTTGACTTCCTCAACAAAAAGCTCGACGTCTTCGTCGAATACTTCCCAACATCTATCCTCAGTGACAGCTGTTCCTACTGGTTGACCATTCTCCTCATCAGCTTCTGTGACAAGGTGTCCGATCCCAAAGGTAGGATAACCCAGATGGTCATTGTAGATTTCGAACTTAACTCCTTCATCACGAATGAGTTCTTCTCTTAACTTATCTCTATCAAATGACATTGCATTCTCCTCTAGATTTTTAGTTTCTTTTTTGCTTTTTTAATTGCAGCAACCAATTTAGCTTTAGTCTGTCTCTTATCGAGTTCAACACCCAATTTGCGACCGAGTTCTTCTAACTCGTCTTTAGTTTTCTTCTCAAGATATGTAAAGTCTTTAGCATCAATGATGCCATCCTTATTCAAATCTAGAGTATTAAACATTTTAGACCAAATACATTTGATTTTATCAATAATCTTTTGCATAATTTCTCCTGTTATTTTGTGTTAATTTTGCTGATCCAACTTTTGATAGTTGACTCAACCCAGCTTGCCCATATGGGTTGTGGAAAGTTCCAGCCGATAAATGCACCGACTGCAATCCAGAAAAGTATATCTAACATTTTCTTTTGCTCCTTTTAGCTTTTGGTTTGATTTTATCATCTTCAGCTTTTATCTTAGCAATAATATATTCTTTTACTAAGTCACTTCGGACAATATCGTTTACAGTAAACTCAATACGAGCATAACTCTTCATATGTCTAACTATCTCCATGAAAGAAAAGAGACCCTCTTTTTCAGTTCCTCTTTTTAAATCAGTTTGACGATAGTCACCACAGAAAATAATACGAGAATGATCACCCACTCTTGTAATTATTGTATCAAGTTCTTCCCAGTTTAAGTTTTGGCATTCGTCCACAATTACTATCGTGTTATCAAATGTTAAACCCCTGACGAATGAAGTTGAAGCAAAATCTAAATTGTCTTGCTTCATCATCCTTTCGTATGGATCAGGATATACCAAGTTATCTACTTTCTTAGCGAATAGTGCACCACAAATTTGCTTATAAGGCAATTGATACTGCTCCAGCTTTTCTTCTAGATCTCCTGGCAAATGACCAATCTCTCTACTTTGTACAGCAGATCGAATGATTAATACTTTTTCAAACTCTTGCTTGAGTACAGACTCTATCGCTTTATATAATGCGATATAAGTTTTACCTGTACCAGCTACACCATGAGCCATAATGATTTGCTTTTTCTCATCTTTAAAAAAGTCAAAAAACTTTTGTTGGCTTTGGTTTAATGGCTCGACTTTTCTCAAGTCGGCTATTTTTAATTTCGCTTTTGTTGATGTTGGCACATCTTTAGTTTTAGATCTTGGCATAATTAAAATACATCCGTGTCAATTTTACTTCCTGGATTTTTAGTTTTTACTCTTTCAAGTACATCTCTAAATCCTGTGGCTTTCCTTCTTTCATTAGTATTAGAAAGTCTTGCAGCATCTACAATATTAGGTGCGGATACCATGAATTCCCATTTAGGATTATCAACTAACCACTGATCTTTATCATTCATACCACAGAAGACTTCTTGTACTTCTCCAGTTTTTTTATGTTTTGCATTATATAATGGCATATCTTTTATTTATATCTCTTCTATTGGGGGAATGTTCTTCTTTTTATTTGGGATGACTCTACTTCTATACTTAGGTGTTCTCAAATCCTTTGCTACAGGATCCTTTTTCCTAGATGTATTTTCTCCAGATTTCTTGATTATCTTGATCCTTTTCATAATTATTAAAGTCTTTAATCATAGGAAACACTGGTTCAATAGCTTTAGCACATTCGTGAGCAATAATCATATGCTCTTTTTGAGTACCATTCTCAGTTCTTAGATCAATATAATGCATCCAAGATCTTAGTGTACCATTCATATATAATGTACTTTGCGTCATACCCTCAGGCAATATAGCTCTAGCCTGTTCTTTGGCTATACCTTTGCCGAGTGCTTCTGTATATAAGTCCTTCACTCCTTTTATTAATTTCATTTGTTGCATGTTAAACCATTCAACAATTTCACGATCTTCAAACTCTGTAGAGTTTTGTCTGTTCTTAGTATCTTGTTCTCTAGCTTCACGAGTAGTGTATTCATTTGCTTCAGCATACCTTTGACTAAATTCCTGGAAGGAAAAACTTCTATGTCTTAGTATCTGTCTACCAATATCTCTGGTAGTTTTAATTTCTACACATACTGATACCATTTCAAATGGCGACCAGTGTTTATGTTTCATTAAATAGTTGAGTAATTTTTCACTCGTTTCTTGACTCGCTTGGTTGCTAGGATTAGAAACTCTTGCACAGAATGCAACTTCTTGTAATAAGTCTCCATGTTCACCTTTCGAATAATTAATTAGTTTTGCTGGCATACCAATCTGGTACCTCTCTGTTTGTCCACTTAGCAAATGATGCTTTGTATTTTAAATAATATTGACGATAGGCTTGAATGCTATCATTATGTTTTACATCTTCAGGCATCGCTTGTTTGAATGGAGTTAATCCAATCTTCTTTGGTATATTTTTTGGTGTCTCAAATAATGCTTCTCTTAATAACATATCTGTTTTATGTACTTTACCATAACGATGAGTGTATTCATCACATAGTCCTGCAAATAAATTATATGCCCAAGTATAATTAGCATCAGATTCCCTACACCATATAGCACAAGGATGGTTCATCATAGTAGCACGATAAAGAGTTCCCTCCATATTGTTATCAGGAAGTTCCCAATACTTTGTTTGGGTCTTACCTGTACTTGATTCTCTTAAATCTTGTACACCATCTAATAGTCGATGGGCAGTAGATAAAAGTTGAGCAGTTTCTAATATCATCTTCACCACATGTTTATCACAGTGTTGCTTTGCAGATACTACTGGATGTGGGTGAAGAACAAATATGTTCACTTGGTATTATCTTTCCTATTTTTTAATCTATCTTGAATATACAAACCAAATATTGCAATGAATAATGTGAATGCACCAAGTGTTAGAATAATATCTAATATTTCAATCATTAGTATATGTTAAACTAAAAAAACTTAAAAGTAAACTATGTGATAGTTTTAAATCCAAGAGCTTTTACAGATGCATCTACTTTGGTCATTACATTAAGTAAATCCTGTTTTTCAGCCTTAAATGTTTCCCAGAACTTGGGATCGTGTTTTTTAATACTTATAGAATTATGAATAAGATCGAAGACTTTAATGGTTTGGACTTCTTTAGATTCCTTCGCAAGTCTATCTCTTTCGATAGCTTTCCTCACTCTTCTATTACCATCCTCTGGTAAAGCCACGTCTGTTAAACCTTTAACCAGACTAGCAACTACAATCCCAAAGAATTTTTGGATCTCAAAAATAGTAGCATCTGTATCTTCTACAGTGTCGTGAAGAAGTGCAGCCATATACATTTCTTCAGTAGTATCTTTGTAATTATGTCTTAAGAGTTCAGCCACCTCAGTTGGGTGAGAAATATATTCTTCACCTGTGTATTTTCTTTTCTGCCCATCATGAGCATTCCTAGCATACACAGCTGCATATTGTATTCTATCTGAAAACATTGGCTTTGGTTCAAACACTTCTTGAGTCCCTGTTCTGTAATAATTGATCAGCAATTACTTTTTGTAATAGAGTTAGAGTATCAATTACATTTTTATGTACGACTCCTTCTCCACCATTTTGATTAAAGTATTGAACACAAGTAAGTTGGTCATCAATCAGGATATCACCTGTCGCTCCCCATTCACCTTTTTCTGTTCTACCTTTAACAAAGTTTGTTTTGATATCATCCATACCATTTTTAGCCAACCATGATCTTTTTTGTTTAACACTTTCATCAAACTGATCAGTTGTTAGGGTATGAACACTTGATAAGATTTGGACTTCATATCCATGCTTATCAGCTATCTCTCTTACAGATGAAACTAACTCATCCATGTTTACCATTCTTGGAAGTTTTTCAAACAGTTTATTGTTCATTACTTCATTTCTAAATTCTTCATAGATGAAAGAATGTCTTCCATTCCTGAAGTAGTAATCATCGAAGTTAGCTAAAACGCCATCCATATCGAGATATATTATTTTATTATTTTTAATCATACAGTTATTCTACTATACTTTGTGTCAAAAGTAAAGCATTATTTCACTTTTTTTTAAAATAAATATTCAATAAAATCAGGGACTTAGAAAAAATCTATATATTTAACTAGATCTGGTGGTGAAAAGTTCTTCGATTTCAGTACTTTACCAGTATTTGGATCCTTTTTTGTGGGGAACTTAGAGTAGTTCGAACGACCTACTTCGGCAAAGGCATCGTCTAGATCCCAGCCTTTAGAATGAGCATAACCAGCAGCAACCCAGATTAAGTCGCAGACAGCATCAAGCTGTTCAACTTCATCTTTATCTTTGAGTGCTTGTTTAAATTCTTCATATTCTTCTTCAATAAGATTAGCATATAAATCAGCTTGGGCATTATAACCTGTATCAGCTAGTTCTTCAGATGGGCAAGGTTGACCTGCTATCTTCATCCAATCTTTTACCATTTTAAATGGTTTCTTATTTTGAAATAATTTTAAAATTCCATTTGTCATCTTATAACCTCTATATCACTTTCTGTTTGTATTACTACACGAGCTCCACAATTTAATAGCTTCTCACCATTTTCACCATAGATAACTTTGCTTGGACCTTTAATCTCCACTTCGTGACAATAAGTATTACTCTTGCCCTCTTTAATAGTTATCACAGGATTGTTTGTTCCGTGCTTTAAGTTTTTTCTAATCTCTAATTGATTTACATGTATATATTTCACTTGCTCCACCCTTTCATAAGTTCTTTTGGTACACCAGCTTGTTCCCAGTCTTCTAGTTCTCTTCTTGGGATTCTTCTGCGTTGTCCATTCTCTAATCTTTCATTAGAATATATTTCACCAGTGTCGCTAGTAGTAGGCTCGACTGTCATAGTCGGAGTTGTTTCTTGCGAATATTGTAAAGCCAAAGTGTCATAAGCATTTCTTAAGTTTGCTAGTTCTTTTTTTAGCTTTGTACATTCGACGCATTCAAACATATCCAACTGTTCAGCCATTGTTTACCTCTATTACTTGTGACATACACTTACCACCAAATCCGAAACTATTATTTAACATAGTTCGTTTCTTTTGGTCATCACTATACTTAACATTTTCTCTAAGTAAAGTTCCATGTATATCTATTTTAGATTCTTTTAAATTTTGAATATGGGGCACTGTACCTTTTCTCATACTTTCAATAGCATAGCATCCTTCAAGTATTCCAGAAGCAGCAAGTGTGTGACCGATTTTACTTTTCGGTGCCCACATTTTTGTTCCTGGCATAACTTCAGATACAGCTTCATACTCAACAGGATCTCCAGCAACAGTACTTGTACCATGAGTACAAACATAATCTACATTATCTACACCTGCGTTAGCTAGTGCGTCCTTCATAGAATTACGAGTTCCTCCTCCTTCTGGGTTTACCATATCTACAGCATCAGATGCCATACCTGCTTTATGTAATTTAGCATAAGAAGTAGAACCAAATTTTTTCATACTTTCTTCTGATTGTAATATCATACAAGCACCACCATCACCCATTAAGAAACCTTGTCGTCTATCGTCAAATGGTAATGACCAGTTTGCTAATGCACCTAGACAAGCGAAGTATTTAATTCCCATAGGGAAGTTAGCACAATCACCAGCAGTACAGATAACATAATCATATTCATCAGTAAGACGCATAGCATAATCAATATTAACCATACCAGTCGCACAGGATGCAAAGGTAGCAGTTGACAAACCTTTGAAGCCATAGTAAGAAGTAATATGCATACAACCCATATCAGGGATCCTATTAACTGCTCTACGAGCATTACCCCTCTTCATGTACTTAATATATTCAAAGTAAACATCGATGCCTTCAGTATCATTTGAAACAGTACTGGCAAGACATGCCACATTAGGACTGCGTTCTAAACCTGCCATTTGCATAGCTTGTTCAGTAGTATTACTCATCATCTTTTGAGCATTGGTCATAGACCTCCACATCTTTTTATCAAATCCCTCAGGCATAATGATTCTATTCTCATCATGCATCGCTCCTCGATGAATTGTTAAGTGGAAAATTTCTTCTACTTGTTTTGCCATCCCAGGAATCTCTCTTGAGTAATCTTTGGCATCAAGCATATTGGTATAGCATTCGTCAGGACTAATGCCCAAGGCATCAGACATTCCATAACCAACTACATGTACAGGTCTTACATTCATATTATACTCCAGGATATTTTTTTTTATATTCTTCTTCAATGTTAATTAAACTTTGCATTACATTACCAAAAACTAATTTGAATGGACTTCCAGGTTTTTCTATAAACTCGTCATAGTCCAATCCTTGGTCAGCAAGCATCTTACCTTTCGGTGCACCTTTTTCAACTATTCTAGTTGACATATAAACATCTTCTGCTTCTTGATACGACATATCTTTAGCATTAGTGCCTAGATGTTTTTCTAATTGATCTTTTAATTGTTCCGTATCAAATACAGTCGCTGGTACATTTTCATTAGTCTCTTTATTATATAGGCACGAAAATAAACCATCATGTAATCTCGAACCATACTTAACAGTTCTATCATCTTTTTCCATATCAGCATAACCAAATCGTTCTAAAGTTTTTGCTAATTTATCCCAGCCTTCAAATGCACCTTTTCTATTCATAAATTCTATAGAGATAGCGATACGAGGTTTATCAGAATTATGCCAAACTGAATGTGGCTGACCAACATTAATTAATCCAGGATATGATAACTGAACACTTAATTCTTCTTTCAAGTTTCCTTTGTATCCTGACAATGATCTTTCTCTTGGTATGATATATGTTAAATCTTTTTCGGGATCCCCTGATACATTACACATATCAGATCCCATTTCCTCTGCTTCGGATGCATCCCAGTAAGTCATGATAGAAGATTCTTCTTCATTAGGTCGCCATGGCTCATATATTCCAGGACTAGTTTCTTCGAATGCCCAAGTCACTCTTCCCCAATTAGGTCTTGCTGGGGAGTCACAGTGTGGACTCATTCGATAATTAGGGTGAGCTCTAAAGATACTGCAACCATAAGGCATTAGCATCATATCACGCCATTGCTTCATCATTTCGATACGAAACCAACTATTCCTTACACATATATTACCTCGTGCTGGGTTGGCTCTCAGTGGCTCTAATATGCTGTGCAAATCCTCATTAGTAATAGGTCTTTCAAGTGTGTCTTTTAATGACATGTAATATGGTTCATGCTTCATGATCTACTCCAAGTAAATTCTCCATCGTCTTTTACTTCGGCAGAGATAGGCGATGGTCTATCTTCTTTTACAAAATGGTGTCCCATTCTTTTTTCTATTGCTTTCCAGTCATGTATTCTAGCTCCAGTTCTTTTATCTCTGAAGTCAATTGATATTGTATAGGTTTCTTTCTCCCCATCATATATCATGCTATGAGCACAGTCAGGTCCAGCAACACATATAATAGATGCCTTGCCTAGTTGTGTATCAAAATGTTTTTTAACTTTAGGTCGAGTCTCATCATCGAATTCTATTAAACTCATTGCATCAGTATGTGGCATCTTTGGATGATTGATATAGTTTCGTCTTTCCATATTACAATCTCTAGGATCCCAGAAAGCCATTGACTTGTCAGAGTTGTCTTGTAAATTTACAGGGAAGTTTATTCGCCAAAAATATTCTGCGGAATATTCGGCATAATCGATGTGGGGTCTTAGGGAATATCCTGGAGGGGATACAAAGATAGTACCAACGAGTGCTGGAGCCATCATGTTTTTATCTAACCATTTTAAAAACTCTGGAGCAAAATCATAATTCTTAATCCAAAGATTAGCTACAAATCCATAAGCACCAAAAGAGGCTGATGACTTATCAGTGTACCAAACATCAGGTATATTTTCTCGCTTTGCCCAATCACCATTTTCTTGATCATACCTTGCCAATTGTTTTGCAAGTTCAACATCAGAAAGTGGGAAGGGTACATCCTTCAACTCTACATGATATGGTGGTCTAAACATTATTTTTTCTTAGTCGGTGCTTTGGGTTTCTTTTTCTCGTATCCATGTTTCTTACGAACATATTCTTTAGTATCTTGCCAGATATGTTCAAGATAGAATTCTTCGTCAGCAAAGAAATTATGAAACTTAATCATGATTGCTCCGACCCAGTTATAGAATCTCTTATTAATTTTTCCTTGAAGTCTTTTGAGGTGAGTACCTCGTGGCATAACCCAACCTACGAAAAAGAACATTCCAGCAAGTGTTAGGGTTAAAATAAATTCAGGCAGTGCAGTATCAATCGTCATGCTTTCCATTGTAAAAATTTCCTTTCCATTACAACGCATATAAAAAAAGTGATAGTTTTTGTTAAAGCCAGAACTATCAAACTGCTATGACCATTACCCAAGCGAACAGGGGAGTTGTATTCTATGATAGAACTTAACTCACTAGATTTGGCTACTTGCTTGCTCTCTTCTGAATGTAGCATCTAGAATGGTCTCAATCTCTGGTTCATTATATACTCCTATTATTTATAACCTTTATAGCACCGATTTTTGCCAAGAATAAAATAATATATTGTGCAGGATCATTTAACCCTTTTCCAAAACTATAACTTTTGGGGTTGTTATGGTGGGCTTTATGACTACCCTCTCCCCAATTAATAAAACTTAAATACCATGGGACATCACGAATGTATCCTTTACCTCGTTTGTCACTATGTTGAAATGCATTAGTTATACCCATAGACCATTGTCCTAGTGCTACTCCTGCAAATCCTGCCCAACCAAACTCTAGTGAGAATGTTTGTATATGCACACCTTGACCATCGTATGTAAATATATTCATCAGATAATATCCAACCTCTTCGAAACCATATATGGTAGTCCCATATGCTACACTGACTGCCCATATAAAAAGAATAATAAACATAAAAGGAAACATACCATTTTCATGATACCACTTTGGAGTTTCTTGTCTTAATAATCCTCTAGTAAATCTTAATGGTATCTCATCAAATGGTACATCCCATCTATGGGTTAAGGAATTTAAGAATCCTATTTGATGTGGACTATGTGGATCTTTTTCTTCGTCCAGAAAAGCATGATGCATTCTATGTACTATTGCCCAAGCAAGTGGACTTCCAACATTACTTAGTATACATAAAGAACAAAATACATGTTCTAACCATTTCCATTTTATTTCTAAACTGTTATGTGATAAAGTTCTATGAGCATATATGGTAATAGCCATTGCTCCAGCAAACCACCATCCGAGTGCGTAAAGTATTAGATCCCAACGACCAAGCACTAACATCGCAAGTAGGCACAACTGGACGAACCACCAGTACCTGATGCGAAATTTTAGTGTGTAAGGTATTAAGTGTTTGTTTCTAAAATTACTGAACCAAGCACGCAACCTTTGAAATCCGATATTGAACAATGTATATTTACTCCCTTTAGCATTTCACTCATCTCCTTATTCGGAACCAAATTTGGCGAGATGTATGAAAACATTTTAGCTTCCTTCATACCAACGATAGGATGCTGACGAGCTTTTACGAAAGACTCTTTCAACACCCACACCTTTGCTAGATAATTACATTTCTGTCTATCTAACAGTCCATTATATATTTCTAATTCTTTTGGTGATAAAATAGTTGTTGACCATTTATCCCTGCGTCTCTCAAATCGAGACTCTAATACCATATCCACTCCATGACCTATAATCATATTTTAAGTTCCTAAGTTTTTTTCAAAATACTTATTAAGTGTATCTAATTTTTCTTCAGCATTCGCAATCTTTTCAACTTGTTTATCAACTTCAACCATAATCTCTGAATGCTCACCGATACCCATAGGATTAGAAAGATATACTTGAAGATTTGCATTCGCTTCAGCAATGTCTCCTTCATACTTTTTAATCATTGCGTCTTTAATTAGTGCTCTCATTTTCTCTTTCCTCCAATATTTCGAGGTTCCCTTTTGATGGGTCGCCCTCGTATTTATGTTTTTCAATTTGTTCCATGTCCTTCTTCGCAAGTTCATGAAAATCCCAGGCATAACCTCTAACACCTTTTTGGCA